TCATGCTTGTGGAACTTGTAGGTCGGAGAACAATGGAAAACTCAAATCCACCACCTCGCCGAGGACACGCAGGTTAAGTCGGCCGGCGCGGTGGGCTTCGAGAGCCAGTGCTTTGGCGCGCTCGGGGGTGAGATCCAGCAAACGACACCATGGACTGGAAAAGGCCATCTGGCCGTGATGGCCGGTGAGATGGCCCAAAAACAAGGCAAGGGTTACTGAAACTGGGCTTGCCTGAACCCGGTGACGGGTCTTTTTTGCTCGTCCGACGAGATGCCCAGTTTGAGTCCATGACGAGCCAGCGTTACGGGAAACATTTCCTTTGCTGTTGTCGGAATACTGATTCGGGAAACTGGCCTCCACAGCAGCAGCGACAGCCCCTTGTTCCAATAAATCTCCATCCGAAAGCTCTAAAATCGCATCTGCAGTGGCACGGAATAAAGGGTCTCTTGCCCAAGCCAACTGCAGAGCAAGCAGCGGAAGACTCGTCGGGTCTACCTCATATAGCCTGCGCAGTAATTGGAAAATAGGAACGTTTTCGTCCAGCACGTAGAGTTCCCGCAAGTGGCGTAGCGACTTCTGCCGTGTGCTTACCGTTGTCTTCCCCAGAATATTTCGCTCGCAAATCGCATCGCGATAATCCGCAGCATTGGAACCCCGTGGCATCGCTTGCAAAAGAACGTCTAGTTCCTGCAGCATGATCGTTCTGCTAATGTGCGTATTCCCCGCAAAGAATTTCAAACCAAACTCCGCCAAATTTGGAGAATCTTGGGGCAAGTAATGCTGGATGAGCGAATAATGCTGAGTGGACATGAAATCTATTTTTCTTGCGCCTCCCAGTTTCCCAGCACTTGGCCGAGGACGACGGTGTAGGTGAGGTTGCCGTGCTCAAGGTCTACATCGGGTAGGAACTCGTCGTCGAGGGCGGAGAGAAGGGGCTGGACGTTCAATTCATCGAGGCCGGAGCCCTTGAGGATGATGACTGTGCCGGCGATCGTGCCATTGGTGAGGTAGTGGAGGTCGACGGCCGCGACATCATTCCCGCCGCGCTGGGCGAGAAATCGCTCGGACGAGGGCGTGCGGAGGGTGCGTTTCCAGGTGAGGTTCATGATAGAGAGGTGACGATCCAGTGAGTGAATGCCAGCGAGGCAGGGATGGCGGCGAGCAGAACAAGGCAGCCGCTACCTCGGTAACCGACACCCGTGCCGGGTAGGCTGAAGGCGGAGTAGCGACGACCACGGGCACTTGTGCCGACGCGGAATCCCTTGCCGCCGACAGAATAGCCGACGCCGGACTTGCTCAGGTTGACCCTGAATGGCCCGAAGTTAACTGATTTTCGATAGAAAAAGCCCATTTGAAAGAGGTTAGAGGTCAGAATTTGCCCATTTCTACCACGGGGTGTGGGACAAATAGGGGGATACGCTGCACTTTTTTATGTGTTTTATCGGAAAGTAGAGTCAGGTGATTTGTTGAGATTGATTGATCCAAAATTTGATTATGTTTGACGTACAGAGAATCCAGCGATTTCGACCGAATCAATATCGTCCTGATAGGTGAATGGCGAGTTCTCATCGGTGCTATCGGCGATTTCCTCATCTTCAATGATCTTAACCTGGCGGCGGCCGATCTTGTCGTTGACGGTGAATCTGATCCCCCATCCGTCTTCGAACTCGTGGAAGGGATCTTCATTCAAAGGCAACACGTAGGATTTCAGGAAAATGCGGACATCGGAAATCGCCTTGCGGTCATTTACGTCGCAGCGCCGTTGAGTCATTCGCTTGCCCATGCCAAGGTCCCCGAGAATCTGGAGTAGCTTGGATGGGTGTCTGCCGTTCCGCAGTCTAATGTTCATGTCAGACCAGGGCCTGATTCGCTCGTCGCCGTGAATTCGGCAGCGCAGGCCTTCGAGCTCGATGGACAGCATGACGTCTGTCCAACTCCAGCCAGCCTTCGGCGTGAACATCGGCGGCACGGTTTTCTTTTCAGTCCCCCGGACTTTTTTTCGGGCGGGAGCAATAGACAGTTTGTCCAGTCCCTTGGCAGAGCTTAGAACGTTGATGCGAACATCACACTTGGCGGCGAGTGTGCTCATGTCTTGGGTGAATCCGCCGCGAGTCGGTAGGAGCAGAATTGATGACTCAATATCGCGGATAGCCGATTTGATCGATTCTTCACGGGAATTGAAGTTAGGAACAAACAAATGAACGGCCAATGGTTCGCCAGGCCGGATCTCGAATGACCCAATCTCATGGACGGCACTTTGGCTCCATTGCGGGTGCTCCGCAGGCGTAAAACCTAATTTTCTGCCAAGACACTCGGCGATTCCCTTCAGATTGGGCACAAGTCTAACGCAGTCTTCACGATTGAATGCGAGTGGTGGTCGGTGTGAGGGAATTTCCTGACTGAATCCCAGAAAGCTGCCGTCCTCTTGCTCTTCCAGTTCAAGGATTTGCCCCGGCCAATCCGGATCTTCGATGGAAAAGGCCATGTCCGATGCACGCAAAAGCGGCCGGCACTCGGCAAACTCATCGCCAAGTTGCTTCTGCCATGACGCTCGGACCGCCCCGAGCCGGCCGAGTCGGTCAAGACATTGTAGAAATTGGATCATGCTCGGAATGGCGGTTGAATTTGCAGATGTCCATCCATTGGCGGACGTTTGGGTCATGGATGTCGCCTTGGATCGTATCGTCCTCGGGGGAGATCATGAGGGCGAGCACCCGACGCTCCATGGCGAGGTGGATCGCGAACGAAGCCTTCACCAAATCGAAGTCCTTCATGTATTCGTGCCCACGAATTTCGAGCTCGTGATACACGTCATGGGACTGATGCATTGTGACGCTGGTCGTCCCTTTCCTGCGAAGTATCAGCCTTTTCAGTCTAGTGGTGGCAACCGTCCCCAGTTCTGGTCGGATCAGGCAGTCCCTGCCGGTTCGAAGCGGCTCCAAGGTGAAGCGCCTCGATGGCCTGAGGATGTCGCTACCGCCGAAGAGATGCTTTGAAAACACATGACAATAAGTTTTTTTCACCTCATTGCTGCGACCTGAAACAAGCAGCTCGCCAGTTTGGGCATCAAAGAATCCCACGTCATGCTTTACCGGACGGAGTGCCTTGACGTCACGGCGATGATCGTCGTCAAAAACCTCTACCCTCTTCACTCTTTCGCCGTGACGAATCAGCAGGGCGTAGCCAGTAGCCTCGGGGAAGGCCATCACGTCACAGATCGGCAAATCGAAAAGATCCGAGCAGCCGAATTCAAGCTCCTTGGCGATTGCCTGGCAGACATCGCGTGTCAGTTCCGCGGCTTTCTGCCCTTCGGCTGAACGGAACGACTTCATCGTCCGATTTCGTTTCAGGCTGAATTTGGTGTAAATCCGCTGGATTGCTTTCGAATCAAGGAACCAGACCTTGAGCACGATGTCTCCATTGGTGTCGCCCATCTCATGAACCTTTTGGACCAGCTCTGGCACCACGACGCGAAGCTCGTCGATACCGGGTCCCGATGTGAGCATTTCCAGCAGGTCCACCGCCGCTAGAAACTCTCCGGGGCATGAGGACGGCGGCGAGACGATGATTGCTGACAGTTGATCTAACTGCACTTCGCTAAGATTGTCTGCCCTGAGGTTGATTCCCTTGGATTCAAAGAATGCGGCGAACTTGCGCAAGAGACTCATGAGGTTCTTGGACTTGATTTTCCGGAGGAAGCCGGGATTGCCGAATCGTCTGAATGCGGGATTGCTCATAGTTCACCGTAGGGGAGTTAGAAAAGTGAGGGTTGGTTTGATTGTTCAATCCACCATTGGCCGAGTCGGATAGAAACCATCCTGCGACTGACGGTGAAAAGCGTGGAAAGTTGACGCTCTGCTTCTGCCACTCGATCCTCGGATGATCCGGGACCGGATAGCACTCGCGGCAGTTCGGCGCGGGCGGCTTCAATCAAAAGGTGCTTTGGAAGCAACAGCGCGGCCATCGCAAGATTCGCCTGGTATTCCCACCACTCGAATTTGGGCACGCTCTGCATTCCTCCCTCGGCGCGGCACAGGAAGCCGTCCTTGGTGACGCTATCGAAAATGCCAGCTTCCTCGCCGAACAACTGCCCGGCGGATTCGACGTTGAGTTTCTCAACAAAAAGATCGGTGTGAAAAAGCCCGTGGCCGGCCTCGTGCGCCAAGGTCGAGCGAACGCGGAACTTACTCACCATGTCATCCTGCTCGGCAAGCTGCCGGTTGATGATGATGCGCTTGAGTCCCTGCCGCGTGAATTTCGCGCAGCCCATGATTTGCTCGGGTAGGGACTCGAATTCCTCCTCGATGCCGAAATGCAGGAAGATGAAGCGTTCGATCCGAATGGGGCCCGGCGATGAAGGCATGAGATCCACCGCAGACAGTGCCGTGCGGCAGACGTCCTCGATGCGGTTTTCGTGGAGATAAAGTCGCCGACAAAACGGGCCGGCCGCATTCCTAACGCTGCTCATGGTTCTTCTTTTTTGTTCGGCAGGTTCTCCGAGAGATCGAGAATCTCCGACGGCGGGATGTTCTTCTCTCGCACCGCATCGACGAATTTGCGGAAGGCGAGGCTGTAGTGGGTGTCTTGCTCGATGAGTTCCTCCATCTGCCTCGACGGCGGACGGGTGGAATACTTGAGCAGGTCGTCGAGATCGGTCTCCAGTGCGGCGGCCATTTTCTCGACCAGAGCTTCGGACGGTTGGCGGTTTCCGATCTCCACATCGCGGACGTGAGGGGCAGATGCACCGACCTTTTCGCCCAGTTCACGCAACGACAGACCCGCCCCATGACGAAGCTCTGCCAGACGTTCACCAAGCGATTTTTGAAGCATGTAAGCAGACTTGCTAACTTGAAGGGGTGCGTCAACTCGAATAATGACTAGAAATAACATTTTTTTCGCTGGGGTTATCGGAATTTCACACCTCGAAATTGGCATGTGTGAAAATTTCACACCACCCCGAGTCATCCCCAAAGGATTACTAAACCATTGGTAATCAATGGTTATTTGGAATGCCGATGGCCATGTGTGAAAAAATTCGGTCTCGTTGTGAACGTTCACACAGAAGCGAAGCGACGGCGGTCAATTGACACCCCGCCGCATTCGCCAGATGCAAACCAATACCAAATCAACCAATACCCTGGCCATTCGCCGGGGCAAAATCACCCGACCTCAGAAGGTCGTCATCTATGGACCCGAAGGCGTCGGAAAATCGACGCTCGCCGGCCAGACACCCGAACCCGTCTTCCTCGATACGGAGGGTGGCACTCACCACCTCGACGTCGCCCGCCTCGATGCGGCCGCGACTTGGGAGGAAATCACAGCCACCGTCACCCAGCTCGCCAAGGCGGATCACCCGTTCAAGACGCTGGTGATCGACACCGCCGACTGGCTGGAGAAGCGGCTGGCCGAGCACTTGTGCCGGAAGTCGAACAAGGACTCCATCGAGGACTTTGGCTACGGCAAAGGCTGGGTGCTTCTCACCGAGGAGTTCGCCCGCTTCCTGAACTCGCTTGATGCCCTGCTGGCCCGCGGCATCCACGTTGTTTTCCTGGCACACGCCACGGTGAAGAAATTCGAAGCTCCTGACCAGGCAGGCAGCTACGACCGCTTTGAGCTGAAGCTGAGCAAGCAGGTCGCCCCGCTGGTCAAGGAATGGGCGGACGTCGTGCTCTTCGCCAACTACGTCACCAAGGTCGCAGAAAAGGACAACGGCAAGATGCGAGGCATCGGCGGCAAGGAGCGTGTGCTCTTCGCCACCCACACGGCGGCCTACGACGCAAAAAACCGTCATGGACTTTCCGACAAACTTCCGTTCGCTATCGATGCGTTGGCTCCCGTGTTCGGCGTTGCAGCGACGGTGCCGGGCGGCGCTGTCGCTGCCAGAACGGAGCCTGAGCCGTCACTCACCGACCGGATCTTCGCCGCGTTCCAGCAGAAAGCGGACATGGCCAACGTGGTGGATTTCTTGGTCGCCCGCGGCCAGCTTTCCTACACCGAGGAAGGTCCGCTGGAGTCCATCGACAATTTGGATCCTGCCTACGCCGCCCGGATGCTTGCGGATCCCGATCGATTCGTCGCCACCGTCAAAGAATGGGCCGCAGCCAACAGCCCGGAGGGAACGGTATGAGCGCACTTCGCCCTTCCAACCTGCCGAAGCTGGCGGTGTGCCCGTGCTACGAGAGCAATCCCGTGGCCGGCCCAGCCGCCGAGCGCGGCACGCTGCTTGATACCGCGTTCCGCGCCGAGCTGCTCGGTCTTGAAGAACGCCTCGTGATCGCCAACAAGCTGACGGGCGACGAGATCGCCGCTGTTGCGTGGTCAGTCTCGATGGTCCGGGCAATCTCCGGCCGCGAGCGAGTGCTTGCCCGGGAGGACGACTGCCGGGTGAAGATGCTCAACCTCACCGGCACGGCGGATGCCATCGTGCCGAGCAGGCTCACCCACTTCGACCTAAAGACCGGGGCGAGGCGCAATTACCGCGAGCAAATGGCAGCCTACGCCCTCGGCCTGATGGGTGCGCACTTTGCCGGCGAGTGGACGGCGCACCTGTTGTTCTGCGACCAGCGGGAAATCGAGACGATCAAGTTCACCTACGAGGAGGCGCACGACATCGTCGATCAGGTCGTCAAGTCGTTCAACGATCCGGCGAAGAAGCCGAACCCCTGCGAATACTGCGGCTGGTGCGCCAAGGCGGATACCTGTCCGGCACGGCTCGCGATGGTCGGTGAGACACTGACGGTCACTGATCCGAGCTTCGATTTCGACGTGGTGCTCGCCGACCCGGAAAAGCTCGGACGATTCCTGACAGCTTGTGCATTTATCGAGGGCTTGCACGACCGAGCCAAGAAGATTGCCACCGAGCGAATCAAGACCGGCGGCAACGTCCCCGGCTGGAAGCTCGTCACCCGCAAGGGCAGCGAATTCGTCGATTGCGAAACCGTCGGCCACCACATCCAGCGCATGGGCTTTGGTCCGGTGCTCGCGGCCTACGGAAACCTACCAGCCAGCAAGTTCCGCGATTTGTGGAGCGAGCGGATGTCCAGCGAAAAGCCATTTCCGGAGGAGTCGGTGAAGCACGCCGCGCCCTCCGTCTATCTCAAACAAACCAAGACCAAACCAAACTAATACCATGCCATCCTATACCTCATCCACTCCAAGCGAACGCCCTGAATTTGTTGAACCGGGCGACTACCAAGTCGAAATCATCGACGCGATCGAAACGATCAGCAAAGGCGGCCACGACATGATCGAGCTCAAGCTCAAAACGTCCGCTGGCAGCTATCTTTACGACTTCCTCGTCTTCATCCCGACCGCATTCTGGAAGATCGATTCCTTCCGCGCCGCCACTGGCGAGGATGTGAAACCCGATCAGGATGTCGAAATCAGTGCTGATCACGTCATCGGTCGCACCGGCACCGCTCGCCTCACCGTTGAGGAATACAACGGCAAGAAGCGCAACAAGGTCGTCGCCTGGATTGTCGGCACCGCGAAGCCCTCCGCTCAACCCCAACCCGCACGCCGTAGTGACAACGAACCCTTCTGAAAAAATGGGCCTTCGTGCCTACCAAATGAAAGCCCGGATGGACATCCACAAAGGCTTTGAAGATTTCGACCGCCAGCTCGGCGTGCTGCCAACGGGTGCGGGTAAGACCATCTTGTTCAGCCGACTGGCGCAAGATTACCAACCTCGGCGCACGTTGATTCTCGCACACCGCGAGGAACTCATCACCCAGGCAGTGGACAAGCTCCGTGTCTCGACCGGCATCGAGGCGCAGGTCGAGATGGGCAGTGAGCGAGCGTCACTCGACGCACCGGTCGTCGTCGCCTCCATCCAAACGCTTATGCGCGAAAAACGCCGTGAGCGGTGGCCGCGGGATCACTTCGGCCTCGTGGTCGTCGATGAAGCGCATCATGCGCTAGCGGACAGCTACCTCAGCACGCTCGGATATTTCCACGATCATGCGAAAGTGTTAGGGGTGAGTGCTACGCCAGACCGTGGTGACAAAAAGAATCTCGGAAAATACTTCGAGAACATCGCCTGCGAGGTATCTTTGCTGGATCTCATCAACCAAGGATGGCTCGCACCGATCAAGGTTAAGACCGTTCCGCTGGGGATAAACTTGCGCGGCGTTCGGACGAGCCATGGCGACTTCAGCGCCGATGATCTCGGTCACGCGCTGGAACCATACCTCGAACAAATCGCCGACGTGTTAGTCGAACACCGGCACCGCAAGACGCTCGTCTTCCTGCCGCTCATCGCCGTGTCGAAACGCTTCGCAGAAATCTGCCGCGAGCGTGGCTTGTTAGCCGAGCACGTCGACGGGCAGACGAAAGAGCGAAAGGCAACGCTGGAGCGATTCAAGCGGGACGAGACGCGCATCCTCTGCAATGCGATGCTGCTCACCGAAGGATATGACGAGCCATCGATTGATTGCATCGTCTGCCTGCGCCCAACCAAGGTGCGTGCGCTGTATTCGCAGATCATCGGTCGTGGCACGCGGATGCATGGCGGCAAGGACCACTTGCTTGTGCTCGATTTCCTCTGGCAGTCGGAGGAACACAGCCTGATGCGGCCGGCCAACTTGATCGCCGAAGATGATGTGGACGCGAAGGCACTCACGGAAAAGATCGGGGCCGAGGGCGACCTCGAAGAGGCACGCGAGGAAGTGAATGCGGATCGCACTCGATCACTCACCGACCGGCTACGGGCTAACCAAATGCGGAGCGGCAGTGTGCTTGATCCCATTGAGCTTGCCATCTCGCTCAAAGAAGCCGCGCTCGCCGACTATGTTCCGACCATGGCATGGCAGGCCGCCGAGCCCACGTACAAGCAGCTCGATGTGCTGCAGAAGTTCGGACTGGATATCATCAACATAAAGACCAAAGGGCACGCGTCGTTGATTCTCAACCGTCTCATCACTCGTCGCAAGCTCGGTCTAGCGACGCCAAAACAAGTCCGCGTGATGCGCCTCCACGGCCATCAACGTCCGGAGATCGCCACCTTTGAGGACGCCAAGGCATTCCTCGACACCAAGTTCTCTAAACGCTGACCCTTATGGCAAGATACCGATCATCTGGGCTAACCATGACCTTGCCGCGTCGCACGCTGGAATACCTTCAGCGCGGCGCTAGCGAGGGGATGCGCAATGCCGAACTCTTTGATGCATCCTGTCAGTTCCGCGATGCCGGCCACCCGCTGGAGGAAACGGAAAGTCAGTTGTTAGCCCGCGCACTGGCCGACGGACTAACTGAATCCGAAGCGCGGACGACCATCCGGTCTGTCTATGCCCGCAACTCACGGGAGCCACTCGGAACTGGCATGGCCCCGACTCCGAAAATGTCATCGCCCGCGATGCCACGACGGCCGTCACCGGTTCCAGTCCACCACAAGCGATCCACGATGGCGCTGCCTAACACGATTGACGACGGCTTCGTCCGTCTGCTCGACGCGTGTTTTCAGCCCGATGAATTCGTCTCCATTGCACCTGCTGCGGAGTCCGATGAAGGTGGCATCGTGCCGCGCCGTGGGGTGACGCTCACGGCCTCCGAATGGAAATCCAAGGTCGCGGCCAAGGGCGGCATTGATCGCGTCTTCAGCACGAAGCTCGGGCTATTCCTGCGGATCAACCCGATGACCAAGGGCGGCGCAAAGAACGACGACGTGACTGCCTTCCGCCATGTGCTCGTCGAGTTCGACCGCGACGAGGCCGGCAAGGAGATCCCGAAAGAAGAACAATACCACGCGGTTGTCGCCAGCGGCATGCCGGTCGCAGCCTTGATCGATTCGGGCAACAAAAGCCTGCACGCGTGGATCCGGGTCGATGCGCCGGACGAGGCAGAATACAAGCGGCGCGTCGAAGTTATCTGGGGCTGGTTTTCCGGCATCAACCTGGACAAGCAGAACAGGAATGCTTCGCGCCTGTCTCGCTGTCCTGACGGCTGGCGCACGGTGGACGACAATGTCCGTCGCCAGTGCTTATTGGCCGTCGAATTCGGCGCGGAATCGTGGACGGCATGGGAGGCGGCGCACTCAAATTCCGACCTGCCGCCAATCTTACCCGGTGACGGATTCATGGGCCAGCCGGAGCCTGAACCGCCGCAGCTCGTCGATGGAGTGCTCCACCAGGGTGCCAAGATGGTGTTAGGTGGCCCTTCGAAGGCGCGCAAAAGCTGGTCGTTGATCGACCTGATGCTCTCAGTGTCCACAGGCACGCCGTGGTGGGGGTTTCCGACGCGTCGTGGTCGTGCCCTCTATCTGAACTTCGAACTTCCTCCATTCGCGCTGCAATACCGCATTAACCGGATTGCGGCGGCCAAGGATATCTCCGACTTCACTGGCTTCGACATCTGGAACTTGCGCGGCCATGCCACCGACTTCTCAGCGCTCATCCCGAAGATCCTCGGCCGGATCCGCGACACCGGGTATTCGCTCATCTTGATCGACCCGATCTACAAAGGGCTTGGTTCACGCAATGAAAACGACGCCGGCGACATCGCAAGCCTGCTCAATGAAGTCGAGCAACTGGCATTGAAATCTGGTGCGGCCGCCGTCTTTGGTGCTCACTTCTCGAAGGGCAATCAAGCGGGCAAGGAATCGATCGATCGTATCGGCGGCTCGGGTGTCTTCGCTCGTGACCCCGACGTGATTCTAACGATGACGCCACACGAGGAAGACGACGCCCATGTCATCGACCTCACACTGCGTGCCCTAGCGCCCGTGAAGCCGTTTGTCGTCCGTTGGTGTGAGTCGATCTTCATCGCCGACCGCAACGCCGATCCTGCCGCCCTAAAGGCTCTGCAGGGCAATTTAAAGAGCGAGAAGGCAAAGACAACCTACAAGATGGGCAGCACGGCTGACCGCTTCGGCAAAGCAGTCGAAACCATGCCACCGATGCCCAATGGTCGCGTCCCTCAAGAGTCCGGCGTTCTGGCTTACATCTCCGACCGGATCGCCGAGATTGATGGCGACTGCACGCTCAAGGAAGCCCAGCGCGTCTTCTACTGCCTTGCTAACATGAAGAGCGGTTCACCGCTTGTTTTCGACAAAGCAACTCGCCTGTGGAGGGGGCGTCGTCATGGAATTTGAACCCGTCAATTTAGGTGGGTTTGAACCTCGGGTTCGAATTGGTTTGAACCCGTTTGAACCTGCCATCTCAACAGGGTTTGAACCTCGGGTGCAAATTGGTTTGAACCCATTTAAACCCGCGTTTTCTAACAGTCCGCTGCGATGTATAGTAAGTCACCTTACTGTCGATCTGACAGTTATACTATGTATAACAGCGCGAACTGGTGAACCAGGATTCGCGTGCGCTGTTACGCTTAGGAAAGCGACAGCCATCATTCTGCATAAGTTGACGCCGAGAGGAGGTGGCAAATGAAATTCAGAAAAAGACCTCTGAAAAAAATACAAAAGCCAAGGGTCTCAAAATACATCCACCTTTGGCCTGAGTTGGAATTCATGCCGAACCTCGACCACTGGCCAAATCGTCCCGACATCTATCAGCCGGAATGCAGCGAGGTCCTACGATTCCTGATTGAGAGCTTTGAGACAACCCTGGAAGATGCTGACAGGATTTTCCACGCAGCTGCAACCAAGGGCGTGATCAAGTTTAATCCGGTTACTCGACTCTGGTGCGGACGCAAAGGAGGTCGACCATGAACTCCGACGACTACGCAAAAAAGCAGACGAAGCGAGACGCTCACTACGAACGCGAATACGAGGCATGGGTGAAGTCGATGACTCTAGCAGAACGACGTGAGGCTGAGAAGCTTGGCTTGCTGAAGCCATGCATCCAGCGCCACGGCAATGGGGCTGCGGATCACGACATGGCCGAGTCATCGCGAGCCAGCCACACGCCTGACATCGCGGCCTTGGTCGATCACGAGGATGAGGCGCAGGAGGAAGTCATTGCGGCCGGCATGGCCGAGGCGAATCGAATCCTGAGGCACCTTGTTGCCGACCTCATCGACGCGGAAAACATGCGACTCACCATCGAATGCTTGGCGGCATCTCTGGGGCTCAGCGCCTACAACGGCGACAGCATGACCTCCATCGCCAAACGCTGCGGCGTCACCCGTGCGGCGGTCAGCAAGCGCTGCGTTGACATCACCAAACGGTTGAAGGTTCTGCCTTCAAGGGCAATGCGCAGCGAAAATGCCCGCAAGATCTACCAGAAAGCTCAAATCAAACAGCACCTCAAAAACAATCCATGAACACCCTTGCCATCAGCGACCCGAAGTTTGCTATCACTCCCACCGGCATCGAATTTAGCGAAGAACTCAGCTTCGACGAATGGGACGCACTCGGTCAGAAGCTCGCACCTGTCGGGAAATCCATCGGCTTCATCATCGGTGATTGGATCAACTACGGCGAAAACCATTGGGGTGAGAGATACAAAGACGCCTTAGAGAGAACCGGACTCGCCTACCAGACGCTGGCTCAATACTCGTATGTCGCTCGGAAGGTTCAATTTTCTTGCCGGCAAGAAAAACTCGGATTCGAACACCACCTCGTAGTCGCAAAAATCAAGGATTCTGAGGAGCAGCGTTACTGGCTCGATATGGCTGTGAAACACAAGCTCGGCAAGCGCAGGCTCCGCAAGTCGATTAACTTCGGACGCCTTGCTACCGAGCAGGAGGTTGCGGGCGATCCACACGACAAACGTCACACGACCTACCTATCGCTTCTGAACAAGATCCGCCGTTGGTGGCAGGAGCAGACTGAGACAGCCCCAGTCGATGACTGGGACGATGAACGTCGGCAAGCGCTCAAGGACGACTTCGAATTCGTGAAGGACATCTACGAGGCGCTCTAACCAATCGCAGGGAGGGACGGTCCCAGGCGAGCCTCATACACTCGCCTCTGTGGGTTCAATTCCCGCCCCTGCAACCACTCATCCAATCATCATGACCACTCCAGTTCAACGAATCTCCCGACTCCTCAACGAAGGCGCGAGGTTCATGGTTCAAATCCCCGGACAAGTCTCCATCGACCTAACACCCGATGTGATCGCCGCGATGGCGGGGGTTCAAATGGGTTCAAATACCCATGAGGAATCAAGGAATCTATTAACGATCAACGACTTACGCAGGGATTCTAGCACCGGTGTCCATTTCCCGTGAAATGTGCCATCGCGACTTCCCACATAACGGGGCGTCGGGACGTTGACTCCAAGTGCTAGAGAAATGGCTGCATCCATGTTAGAATCAAGGTTTCTGCTACTCTGGAGGGTGGCGCAAGGTCCGCCTCTGGAGCGGGAAGTGAGGTTCCATGCTTCCCGTCGGTGGCGCGCCGACTTCGCACACATCGAAAGCCGGACGTTGATCGAGATCGAAGGTGGAATCTTCATCCCAGGCGGTGGCCGACACAACCGGGGCGGGGGATACGCGAAGGACGCCGAGAAGTATCTCGAAGCCGTGCTCGCAGGCTGGACGGTGATCCGACTAACAGCTCACCAGCTAGAAGTGGATTTCATCGAGCGGATTGTGGATTTTTTGTCGTCGTGTGGCGTCCGCGACCATGCCAAAAAATAGGTCTCGTCGTGAAGTATTCTGCCAGCTATCAGATTCCATATGCTTCGCTGCTTCATAATTCTTCTGATGATGGGGTGCCAACCTCTGGCTGCTCGCGCTTGGCTATATAAATTCACAGGACATTTTGGCGGGAAAAACGCCTTCGACATGACCCTTCAATTCGAAAACACCAAGGTGGACGGTGTGTATTTTTATCACAAACACATGAGGGACATCCGGCTATCGGGTGAAATCAAGAATCAAGGATCCACTCTCGAACTCCATGAGCACGGCGAGGACGGCAAAGTGGTGGCCGAATTCAAATTTCGCATCCATTCCCCGATCGGGAAAGACCAGGATGCCGATGGGCCGAGCTTCAAAACCGAACCTATCGAAGGCAGTTGGAGCAAAATAGACGGTTCCAGCAGCCTCAAGGTGACTCTCGATCATACCGGGAGCTGCGCCGGAGAATTGGGCAACCTCTATGGGCAAGGAGCAGATGAAAAGACGCACAAACGCATGAAATTGTTCTGGGATTCCCTGAAAAATGGGGACAAGGAAGCAGTTGCTTCATGCATTTCGTTCCCCATTCGGGTTTCGATAAAGGGGAAAATGCAGACGCTGCAGAACAAGCGGCAGCTTCTGGCCACCTATCCGGATGTTTTCCTCCGGGATTTTGTGACAGAAGTCTCCGGTTACCCGCCCAGAAATCTCTGGAATAATTATCGAGGGTTGATGCTCGGCAATGGGCTCATATGGTTCAATAGTGATGGTACAGTAGTCTGCATCAATAACTGAACTGATCATCAATACTCTTCCGGGAACATCACACACGTCGAACTGCGATCCGCCTCGGTGATGATGTAAATGCGTCTGCCACCACCGACTTGGTAGCAGCTCAGGATGCGGTCGCTGTTGGTTAGAGCCTCCTCGTTCGCCTGCTTGTCCTCGTCACCAAGGTCTCCCCAGTCGCCGCAGTGGTGGCGGTGCATGTAGGATGCGAGGTCGATGCTGAGTGCCATCACGGTGGGAGTCGCCACGGTTCTTCCTAGTGGGAAGCGTGGTTGCATGATTCGGTACGCCATGGCCGTTCAGTCGTTAGAGGTTCCCCATTCCGGATGGCGCTTGCCAGTGGCGATGAGTCCAGAGGCAAGCATGTCTTCGACCAGCACCTTGGGCGGCCAAGCTCGGTGTGGTTTTCCGGTCTGCATCTTGGACGCACGTGCAGTGGCACGGCAGTAGGATGGCAGGTCGGCTTCCGGGTTGAAGCTGTCCCGACGAAGCTTGGTCATCAGGTCGGTCGGGTCGGCGGCGGAGAACGTCGCTCCGTCGATGGTGTGGTATTCGGTGTTCATGGTTTCGTTTGGCATAGTGGAAATCAGGCGGCGAGTTTTTTGGCGCGGGCGGCGTAGAATTTCGTGAGTCCCTTGGCCTCGATTGCTTGGAAGAACCACTTCATACGGGGCATTCCGACTCCGTTGTCCTCGGGGCGGTTGCGAACGGTGGCGGCGGATTCGGCGGCGTCAAACAGGCGGGCCATCAACCGCACCCAGTTGGTGATCTTGTCGGGATCGGTGGTCCCTGAATGGTGGCGGACTTCGAGCGTTTGATGGCGGAAGTATGAATGGATGTTGAGCTTCCGGTAGCGGCAGGGGTATAGCTGCTTCATCTGATCCATGTTTCGGCAGGCGTCGATCTTACGGAACATCTGGGAGCATTGGTTTCGATGATTCCCGGCGTCGGTGATGATGTCATCAAGGTTGGTGCGGCAGTAGGTGTTGTTATTGCCCCGGCGTGACTGCGGTTGAAACGTATCGAGCACGTCCTCGAATTTGAGCCAGAGTTTGAAGAGGTTCTTGACCGCTTTGAGATTCATCGAGCGGGCATCGAAATGGACGTGAAGTCCGCAGCGCTTATCCACCGTGGCTCCGGCGGCTTCCAGTGCGGCGGCGGCGATTCTAACTTCCTCGATACCGGCCTCGCCTTCGAGAACCGGCGAGACGAGTTCTAAACCGCAGGAGCCATCCACCACGATCTTCCAATAGGGGGTGGTGTCGTGGGTGTAGTAGGAAGATTCAACTCGGATGCCGGCGGCTCTCAGACTCGCGGCGGCTTGCTCTTTGGTGATGGTGGAGAGGAATTCAATCTCAACTCCGAAGCGGCGGGACATAGTTTGCGTTGTCATGGTTAATATCTGCCAGAGTGCCACCTCACGTCCATGGCTAAGTGGAGTTAGATGAAAAAAGACAGAAGTTGAATCGCTCCGAATGCCCTGGAATTGGCACGCATCGTGAGGGTCAAGAGGCATGCCAATCGCGAGTCTAACATGCCGCAAAAAGAAAGACGAAAAATGACATGGACTCAAGTTGTCAGACTGGCAGATGAGGGATGATGAAAGCGACATAGCGCTGATTCTAACACACAACACCATGGACATTGAATATATCAAACAGCATCGCCTCCTGACCCTTGAATACGGACGCGGTGAAACCTATCGATCTAACATGCCAACGCTCTACGGTCACTCGACCTACGAACGCAGCTCGGTTCTCGCCGGTCGTCCGCGTCGGGTCTTCCTCGAATGCTGGGACGACCTCGACACCGCCCGAGGCGAACTCAAGGCCGCGAAGATCCGCTACGTCGACCTCTGCGACACTCGCGGCTCCACCCACGTCCCGGTGGATGTCATCACCGCAGGCCTGCCCGACGAGGACACCTAACCCCAACCCCTGAGATCCCATGAAATCCGAATCCGAAATCCTCGAAAAAATCCGCAAGCTCCTCCGACTGGCCGACCGCTCCCGTGGCTCCACCGAGAACGAAGCGAAAGTGGCGCTGGCCAAGGCGCAGGAACTAATGACTCGCCATAACATCGACTCGGCGCTGCTCCGCATGGAACGCGGCGAGTCGGGCGGCGGATCGTTCACCGTCAACAAGGGCAAGGTCGATCTGCCGAAGACGCTTAACCCGGCAGACCTGATGATCCTCTCGATCCTGCAGTCGCACTTCAACGTGAAGACCATCTTGATGCCGAGCGGGAAGGGGACTCCGGTGGACATCATCGGTGCCGCCGCCGACATCGACTTCGCCATCTTTGCCTTCAACTACCTGCGGCAGACCTTCTTCCGCTGTTGGAACGAGTTCAAGCGGATGCATGCCAATCCGGACAAGGCATCCTACTACCGGGGGCTGCGTGACGGGCTCAATGCCGAACTCAAAGCGGCCAAGCAACGGGCCGAGCAATCCTACGCCACCGAACAACGGCAAGCATACGGACTCGTCGTCGTGGACCAGCAGGCGGTGATCACCCGCTACGTCGAGGACAATTACGGCAAGCTCCTCAACCGCAATACCCGATCACGCCGCCTGCATTCGGGCAGCTACACCGCCGGTGAAACCAAAGGCCGCACCATCCAAATCAACCGCCCACTTCCGTCATGAAAGTTCTCCAACAGAAAGACGAAAAAAGACATGGACGTGCCCGATCAGACGGGCAGATGAGGGATGCTATGACAACAGTATCCATTCCTAACAACTACCTGACCAATGCGATGCAACAAGGCATTCGTGGATTTGAGAATAACGGCTTCACCGTCCGGCGCATCCTGCCAGTCGATTTGATGGCCGGCATTCATGCCCGCGAGTTCCGCGCTGACTTCGCCAAGCCAACCAAATTCGGACTGCTGGTGTTCAGCGTCCGGATCGACACCGACGGCAACGTCACCAACCCCAACCATTGAACTAACACCACGATGAACAAACTGTATTGGATCGTCTGCGACGACAAGGACACCAACGTATTCGAAGGCCGCTTTCAAGGTCGCACACGCGGCGAAGCCTTGAAGTTCCTCAAGCAGTCCATCGGGCGCAAGACGCTCAACGGACTGGTCTTCACCATCACCGAAATACCGGTGCTACTGATCCGCGAGATCGTCGCGGAAATCCTCGCCGAGGGCAGCAACGCCACGCCTGCCGTGAATATCGTGCCGCTCATCAGACCAGACCCCGAGGCTAGCCCGGGACGTTACGACGCGTTTGCCGACGCGGTTGAGCCCGAACCAACGCCCGCAGAAGCCACGCCGCCCAAGCCCGCCAAGAAGGTCGGCAATCCCGGTCACGGCGACGACCACTGGTCGCAGGTGAAAGCCTACTGGCTCGAATGCCGCAGCGTGAAACAGACCGCCGAGCATTTCAACCTCTCACCTAACACGCTCAAAACTCGCAGTCGGAGAGAGGGGTGGGGCAAATGAGTGTCTCCGACTGGAAACCGACCACCGTCGATGGCGCGACCGTCTGCCACTACTCTGACCGAACCGCCTGCACGGTGATTCGCGTCAGCCCCAGCGGCAAGACCGTCTGGATGCAGGAAGACACCGCCACGCTCGACGGCTGGAAACCCAAGTTCATCCCTGGCGGATTCGCCGGCCACTGCGTGAACAACGCCGAACAGCGGTATGTCTATCAGCCGAATCCGCAAGGTGTGATTCATCGCGCCAGCCTGCGCAAGGACGGCAACTTCCGCACCACCAACGGCGAGGCGGTCATCCCAGGCCGTTACCACTTCCACGACTACAACTTCTGATGAGAGTCGCAGTCGAAAAATACCGCAAACTCGATGGCTACGCCACGCGCTACTGGTCGGTGACGGTGAATGGCGAACTGCTCGCCGTCACCGTCTACCGCAAGGGCGCGAAGGCCGTCGCTCAAGCCATCACTAACCAAAACCAAGATCCCCATGTCACAACCCTTCAAGATTCTACCAACACCGTCACCATGTCCCACAAGTCCACCGCTGGCGTGGCGACCTATCAGACCCGATGACCTTTGCGGCCCAGCCGCCACGGTCGCACGCCGACTTGTCACCAAGGCGCAAAAGCTTCACGATGATCCAAGCGTTCCAGTAAAGATCCTGCTCTACGGTCCGCCCGGTGTCGGCAAGACCAGCATCGCGGACATGGTGGCCGACACGCTGTCGGGCACGCGCTTCGCCATCGAGGAATTCAACGGCAAGCTCGTCACGGTCGAAACCGTGAAACAGTGGATGTCCAGCCTCGGCACCTGCTCGCTCTTCGGAGTCTACTCAGTGAAAATCATCAACGAGATGGACCGCTGCACGCGGGATGCTCAGGACCTGCTCCTGAGCTACCTCGACCGAATGCCATCAGGGCGGGCTGTTATCGGCACGAGTAACCTGCAACTCGACCTTCTAACGGAGCGGTTCCAAACACGCTTCCAGTCGATCAAGCTCGCCGCCCCATCCACCGAGGACATCGCCACCATGCTCCGCTGCCACTGGCCGGTCGATGAAGCGACCTCACTACGGATCGCGGTGGGTTCTGGCGGATGCGTACGGGCCGCACTGGCCGATCTGGAATCCTGGCTAGATGCCAGCGACTGTTGACAGCCGCATCCACGGCGATGACTGATCATTCTCCCAAAGCTCGTACACTCGCCAATGGCATCGAAGTCTGGTGCAGCTTCGACAAGCTCGTGCCGGTGGGCGAACTCAAGCCCAACCCGCGCAATCCTAACACCCACCCGCAGCGGCAGATCGAACTGCTCGCCAAGAACATCCGCTATTTCGGCTGGCGGCAGACGATCACGATTTCAAAGCTCACCGGTCTGATCGTCTCCGGCCACGGACGCCTGATGGCAGCCAAGCACCTCGGCGTTGAAGTCGTGCCCGTGGACTATCAGGACTTTGCCAGCGAGAACGATGAACTCGCCGTGCTGGTGGCAGACAACCGTTTGGCCGAACTATCCACGGTCGATCTTAACGAACTTGAAAAGATTGCCAGTGAATGGAAGTCCATCGACTTCGACACGATCCTCGCAGGTTTCGAGCCTGCCGACATCGAGGGACTGCTCAATCCCAGTGGCAACGACGGTGACGAGGATGACGACGACCGCCATGACAAGGAGCTCGACAAGAGCGATGTCACCGTTGCGGTCGGTCTCTATCGGTTCCGCATCACTCAGGAAGAATTCATCGCGTGGTGCGACCGCGTGAAACAGGACGCCGGTTTCGACAAGGAATCCGTGCTCAACGAAATCCGCAGCCGCCTCGTACTATGAACATCGTACTCGAATCCATCGACGACGTAAGACCTAGTTCTTACAACCCACGGTCGGCGGTTGCCGAGCGTCTTGACCTCATCAAACTGTCGCTGCGCAAGCTCGGCTTCATCGCGCCGATCTTTGCTGACTCGGACGGCGAGATTCTTTCTGGTCACCAGCGCCACCTCGTCGCCAGCCGCATGGGTGCCACGCACGTCCCGGTGTCCCGCACCAAGGCACTCGAACTTGAACAGCGCAAGGCACTCAACATCGTCTTCAACCGAGCGACCAACGATTTCGATTTCAACAGCACGCCCGGCAGAGTTACCAGCGAGTTACAATCGCTGGACATTCAGGCACTCGCCGCTCTGATTCCCGACAAGGAGGTCGGCAGCGATGGATTCCTGCGCTGCCTCAAGCCTGCGGAGGTAAGCGTGAAAGATCTCTGCCGGGTGAACTCAGGCCGCTGGATCCAGTATGCCCGCAACCTCGCCCGCACTCTGCATCGCCACGGCATCCTCATGCCAATCGTCTGCCGCGAGGATCTCACGGTCATCAACGGCATCGGTCGGTTAGAAATGCTCGCGGAAAAAGGATTCGCGTTTGCACCCGTCGTGTTCGTGACCGACGAAGAAGCGGAGTTCGCTCGGGCGATGATGAATTTACTGTCGATGGATTTCGACATCCATACGCGCTATGCCGACATGCTGCGCTTCAATTCGTTCCGCCGGGCACGCCGCGTGAGGCGCGAGCTTGGTAACGGCTTCATCTTCGCCACGCACGGCGCGAAGCCATGCAAGGATTTCGACATCGGCAAGGCATCCGACCGCACCCGCTGGACCAAAGAGCACGGCACGACGATCCTCGACTTCGGGGCCGGCCACCTGACCGAAACTTTCCTCCTGCGTCAGGCCGGGATCGACTGCACGCCGTTCGAGCCGTATCGCCTTGGATCAGGGGGCATCAACAAGACGGAGAGCGTGGAACTGGCACGCACGTTTCTCGCCGAAGTGGCGGCAGACAAGGAATGGACGAGCATCTTCATTGCAAGCGTGCTGAATTCAGTGCCGTTCCGCGAGGACCGCGAGCACATCGCCTGCCTCTGCGCCGCATTGTGCAAGCCCTTCACCAAAGTCTATGCCTGCGCGTCATCGGCAGGTGAGTCCGGCTGGCGGCAAGTGAATGGCAAGGCGTTCATGAACGAGAGCAACGCCGGCAACATCGCGTTCCGCCTCGACTACGAACCAGGCATCCGCATCGGTGATTTTCAGGACAAGCCCAAGGTCCAAAAGTATCACACCGAGTCAGAGTTTCGCGACTTGTTCGGCCCATTCTTCCGCTCGGTAAAGGTCGATGACTTTTCCAACAACATCAACGCGGCCTGCGCGTCAGCCCTGCCAGTTGATCCTAACAAACTGCGTGCAGCTATCGAGTTTGAGTTCAACCTGCCCTATCCAGATGGCACCCGAATGGATCTCGTGAAATGCGCCATGGACTCTTTCTCCCAACGTCTTCAGATTACCCTATGATCATCCTGCTAGACCTCAACTTTACGCTCGTGGCGAACAACCCAGCACGAGGCACCACGCCCGTCCGTATGGACAAGCGACTGGCCAACGAGCAATACCGCCAGTGGCTGGTGGAACTGGTGCGGCCTCACACGGTTGTCCTCATCACCGCCCGCCCGGACACCTGGACGGTTAGAACTCTCGACCGTATCGAGGAGCAAACCGGATGGCGGCCGCAGGATGCATGCTTCGCGCCGAAGGGCTGGTGGAATCCACCTACGATCAAAGAGCATCTACTCAAGAAGGACGTGTTCCCAACCCACGGCGATGACGCACGCTATCTCGCGATCGAAAGCAACCCGAGGACCCGCGAGATGTACGCGAAATTTTCCATCCCGTGCTTATGGGTGACCCCTAAAGGTGACCGACTAACGGATGGCGCACGGATCGTGAAAAGCCTGCCGTGTTGACATCTGTCACGCGGGCATGAGTGAAGCACAACGTGACGAGGTGATCCCACGCGGAGCCTGGCAGTTCGATCAGGAAGTAACTGCGGTGTTCGACGACATGCTCCAGCGGAGCATCCCGCAATACAACGCGATGCGCATGGTCACCTTCGAGGTTGGGCGGCGCTTCGTGCAACCGGGCACCGCCATCATCGACATGGGATGCTCACGCGGCCAGGCGCTGCTGCCATTCGTTTCTAACTTCGGAACTGCCAACGATTACATCGGCATGGAAATCAGCGAGCCGATGATCGAGGCGGCACGTCAGAACTTTTCCTACCATCCGCACGGTGAGCGCGTCAGCATCCAGTCTGCCGACCTGCGCCACGAGTTCCCTCGTGTGACATCCAGCCTCGTGCTCTCGGTGCTCACCCTGCAATTCACGCCCATCGAATACCGCCAGCAAATCATCCGCCGCGTGTTCGAATCACTGGCTCCGGGCGGTGCATTCATTCTCGTTGAGAAGGTGCTGGGTGCCACGGCGAAGCTCGACGAGGCATTCGTGAATCTCTTCCTCAACATCAAGCGGGAGAACGGGTATTCCGACAGTCAGATCGACCGCAAGCGGCTGTCGCTCGAAGGCGTGCTGGTCCCCGTCACCGCCAAATGGAACGAGGAGTTGCTCTATCAGGAAGGCTTCACGTCGGTCGATTGCTTCTGGCGGCATCTAAACTTCGCCGGGTGGGTGGCCGTGAAGCCATGAGTTGACGGGGAGTCACCTCGTGTGAGCGGAAAATTTGCAAAAAAGTGGACCAAGGAACGCCAAGCCGAATACATGGCAAATTATCGCGAAGAGAACCGCGAGCGACTCAAGATTCTATACCGTGAGAACTACGCTGAAAATCGCGAGGCTCGACTTGCGACTAGGCGGCTTTACTACCAGAAAAACAAGAAAGTTCACGCTGAGGCAGGCAAGAGGTGGTTAGAGGCAAATCGGGATAAGGTTCGCGCCTATCAGGCAAATTACCGGAAGCGCAACATCCTTCGGATAAAAGCTTACGAGCAGAAATACTATCAAGAGAACAGAGAAAGATGTATTAGGCGCCAGCTCGTTCTGGAAAAGTCCACCCCAAACAGGCGCATTGCATCGACGCTAAGAAAGCAACTCAACCGGTGGGTCAAAAAATCGTCGGGCAGACACTCGACCCAGGAACTTCTCGGTTGCTCGTTTTCCGAATTCCGTGAGTGGATCGAGTTGAAATTCAAGAGGGGGATGAAGTGGGACAACTACGGCCGGGTATGGCACATCGACCACGTCATGCCCTGCTGCGCGTTTGATCTGACGCGGCCGGGGCAGGTGAAGATTTGCTTTCACTTCACAAATCTCCGGCCGATGTCGGCACGAGCCAATCTGAGCAAAAACAGAAAGATCACTGAGCCACAACTGCGTCTTCCACTTTGAAATCGAATCCCACAGACGGAATCTCAACCCAGGCGGCCGAGAAGATCCTTCAGGCAGATCTGCAAAACGTAATCCGCAAGGTCGCTGCGGGAAAACCTCTCACCGTGGTTGAGCGGGCGCGTATCGAATCGCGGGCGGCGGGCAGCGAGGAATCGCTCGCTTATGCGAAAACCTTGGTCGAACTCTCAGCGGTGTTAGGCGTGACCCGCCGCACGCTCACCACTTGGCAGAAGATGGAGGGATCTCCGAAGCCGCTGTCCAATGGCTTGTGGCCGGTGGCCGACTGGCGCGAGTTTGTCCGTCTGCGGGGACTCAAGGCAGGCAAAACTCCGATCGGAAACGAGGAGGCACTCAAGGCCCGCAAGTTGCTCGCTGAGGTCGAGGAGCGCGAACTCCGCATCGCGGTGAAAAAGGGCGAATACGTTCCGATCTATCAGGTGCAAAGTGAATGGATCGGCCTCGTCGCCCAAGCGACGTCCATCTTGCGCGCGAAGTTCGAGTCGGAGTTACCGCCGATTCTGTCAGGTCTCGACGCCACCGGCATTCAGCGGGAATGCCGCAAGGCAATCGATGAGGTGCTTCGCTGCCTCCACGAATCATGAAGGTGCTCCACGACATCTGGCGCGAAGCGTGGCAACCGCCCGACCGCAGGCCGCCGTGGGAATGGTGTGAGGATCACATCGATGCCATCCCGTATTCGCCGAACCCGGGACGCTTCCGGTCGGAAAACTCGCCGTGGATTCGCGAGGTCATGGAATCGTTGGTCGACCCGCGCATCCGTCTTGTCTCGATCATCGCATCGGTTCAGTCGTCCAAGACCACGGCTCCGGAGCTAACGCTTTGCTACATCATCACCAATCTTCCCGGGCCGACGCTCTGGCTCGACCAAACCGACGAGGATGCCCGCGATTATTCCGAGGCGCGGCTCCAAAAACTCTTCGACCAATGCCAGCCAGTGGCACGGCTCATGCCCACCGGCATCCATCGCCACAAGCGCAAGAACAACGCCATCCACTTCAACAACGGCATGGTGCTGTGGATTCTAGGGGCGCACAACAAGACCAACCTGCAACGCCGCTCGATCCGCTGGTTGGTCGGCGACGAAACATGGCGCTGGCCGACCGGACACATGGCGGAAGCCGAAGCACGCGTCACCGCATTCGGCTGGCTCGGCAAGTGCATCTTCATGAGCCAAGGCGGCGAGGAGGATGACGACACTCACCGGAAATTTCTCACCACCGACCAGCGCGAGTGGACGTTTGCCTGCCCGAAATGCGACCACCGCCAAGCGTTCAAGTGGGAATGCGTCGAGTGGAGCAAATCGGCCAGGGATGAATTCGGCGAGTGGGATTTCGACGAAGTCCGGCGTACCACCGCCATGCGCTGCGAGTCGTGCAACCACTACTTCAACGACGGCGAGCGGACGCGGCGCGAACTCAATGCCACCGGTGCTTTCGTATCGAAGAATCCGAAGGCGTCGAAGGAAAACGTCGGCTTCCATTGGAATGCCCTGTGCGCGATGAGCTGGGGCCAGTTGGCGGAACTCTACCTGCGGGCGAAGACGGCGGCGCGTAAGGGTGACGTGTCGTTGCTCCAACAGTTCTATCAGAAGAGGCTCGGTCTGCCGTGGCGCGAATACGTCGAGGACTACAAGTTAGAGATCGTCAAATCCGGCTACAAGCGCGGCGAGACGTGGGAAGAAGAAGGCGCGATCGATCCGAAATCAGGCAAGATTCTCGCCGCCCCGCTACCCGAGCGCACCGGCCTGATCCCGCTGCGATTCATCACGGTGGACTGCCAGATGGATCACTTGTTCTTGGTGGTTCGCTCGTGGTCGGCGGAGGGATCAAGCCGTCTGATGTGGAACGAACGGATTCTAACATTCACCGACATCGACGTGTTGCAGGAACGCTTCGATGTTCACCCAAGCCTCGTGTTTCTCGACGCTGGCTATGCGACCTACGACGTCTATCGGGAATGTGCCAAGCGAGGATGGGTCGCACTCATCGGCGACCGCCGCCCAGTCTATGCGCACAAGGGTCGCGATGGCAAAACCGTCCAGCGATTTTACTCACCCCGGCGCAAGGTCGTGCTTTCGCATCGCCAGTCCTGCCACGTCCACTACTGGAGCAACCTCAACATCAAGGACACGCTGGCCCGTCTCCGTCGCAACCAAGATGCGTCCCAAGGCCCGACGTGGGAAGTGCCTGACGACATCGACGACGACTACCTCGCCCAGTTGGAAAGCGAGCAGCGCATCAAGGAAAAAGGTCAGTGGATGTGGAAGCAAATCGGCTCGCGACCGAATCACTTTTTTGATTGTGAGTCCATGCAGGCGACAGCGGCGACCATGCTCAAGATCGTCGGTCGGGAATCCATTGCCGCCGCCCCGGTTGACACTCCGGACGAGGGAGCATGAAGACCGTCACCATCCTCCGCTTCCTCACGTTCCTTGGTTCTGGAATGTCCACGCTCGCCGCACTGGATCTGGCGGGTATCGCCCAGCTCTTCGATCCGACGATGGCAAAATACCTGCTTGCCGCCGGTCCCGCCGCGCTCGCCGTGAAAGAACTGGTGGTCGTGCTTGGCGATCTGTTTGACGACGGCAAGCCAAACCAATCGTTCAAGGTTGGACTGTTCTGTTTGGCAATGGGTGTTCTGACCTTCCCGTTTCTCGCCTCATGCGCCACGCCACCTGCCATCACCGGCGAGTTCATCAGCAAGGACGGCGTGATCAAGGTTTACCCTGATGGTCGCCTTGAAATCGTCGTCGAAACCCGCACCTCCAAGTAAGCCATGAACACGTTCAGTGATTGGTTTGCTTCCCAGGGATTTCGTAACTTCGGCGCGGGTGAGTTCACCAACTACTTTGCCCGTGAGCGCAAGGGCGTGAAAAACAGCCTGCCGTCGCGGCTGCTCTGGAAAAACATCGTGCCCGCTCTTCGCATCGTGGACGAACTCCGCGATTCGTTCGGCAAGTCATGCACCATCCTGAGTTCCTACCGATCGTCCGACTACAACAAGGCGGTAGGTGGAGCATCATCCAGTCAGCATCTTGAGTTTACCGCTCTCGACATCGCATTCGACGGCATCAGCCCACAGCGCGTCTATGACCGGCTGATCGAATGGCGCAAGGCCGGCAAGTTCACCGGAGGTCTCGGCATCTACCCATCATCGGGCTTCGTCCACATCGACACGCGGGGCCGCAACGCCACCTGGAAAGGCAAATAAGTCATGGCACGCGGACTCTTCATCACCGGCTTCACGATTTCCGAGGTGCTCGCCATCCAGCAGCGGGCGAAGGGATTCCTCATCGAGGGCAAGACCCTGATGACCTGGAACGAGGCGGGCAGCTCTGCCACCAAGCAGTTCACCATGCCCATCGATCAGGTGCTTGAGGAATGTGCCCACGCCCTGCGGATTCTCGACCCTGCCACCTACGGCAAAGCCCGCAACGTGGCAACTTCACACATCATCGGCCACCTCCCGAAATGATCCGCCTCAAGCACATCGCACACCTGCTCCTGCCTCCTGTCCTCGTCCCCAAGGCATGGGGCTCACCTTACGAATCGGCCAACTGGTCGCCGCGTCGGGGGCACGTGCCTGGAGCATCCCCTACCGACGCCCGAAATGAACTCACGTCGGGAGTGCGCGCCGAGCTGGTTCGCAAGTCCCGCTACATGCACAAGAACAGCGGCTTCGTGCGCGAACTGGTCGCGAACATGGCGATCTACTCGACGGGCGACGGCATCCGTGTCCAAGCACAATCACCCGACCAAGCATGGAACCGCGCCGCCGAAGCCTACTTCGCGATGTGGTCGTCCCGCTGCGAGGTGACACGCCGTTTTTCCTTCGAGGAATGCCAAGCACTCGTCTGCCGGGGCATGGACATCGACGGCGAGTATTTCATCCACAAGACCCGCGACTCCCAAGGCGAACCGCGCATCCAGTTGATCGAATCCCACCGCGTCGGCGATAAGTTCGGCTCACAGGAAACCATCGACGGAGTGGGTCTCGATTCTTGGGGCGCACCGATGTTCTATCGGATGCTGGAAGACGATGGCATCCACAACGATCTACCCGCCACCTCCATCCTGCATATCCACGAACCTGAATGGGCAGGCGGGGTGCGTTCTCATCCGACCATCCAACACTCGATCAACCACGTGCTCGATGAAATGGAATTGCTCGCCCTCGAAAAACACGCGGTCAAAGACAATGCCGACGTCTCTCGCATCCTCAAAACAGCACGCGGGGAAATCGACGACAGCGGCGACTTCATGGTCGGCGGCGCGGCTATCGGCACTGAAAACAGCGACCCGGTTTCGCTCCAACGCATCGTCGGCGGCAAGTTGATCGCCCTCAAACCCGACGAGTCACTAGACAGCTTTCAATCGAATCGCCCATCGCCCACCTTCACCGGCTTCCTTGAACACTTAAGACGTGACTCCGCCCTCGGGATGATCCCCTTCGAGTTCGCAGCGGATTCAAGCAAGGTGGGCGGCGCGGGCGTTAGGTTGGTCGTAGCCAAAGCCGACCGTCGCTTCTCGTTCCGCCAAATGATCCTCGAAAGCCGCCTCATCAAACCGGTTTGGGCGTATGTGATCGGCGACGCGATTTCCCGTGGATCGCTCCCCCCGATACCAGGGTGGTGGAAAATCAGCACAGTGCCACCAAAGCGTGTTACCGTCGATGCCGGACGCGAGGCTCAACAGAATCGCGCTGATGTGGAGATGGGCCTGAAAACACTATCGGATCACTTCAACGAACAGGGTGCCGACTTTGGCGAGGAAATCGAACGCCGCGCCAGCGATGCCAAGCTCATTCTTGAGACGGCGGCAAAACACGGCGTGCCGGTCGAGATGCTGTGGAAGCCAGTCTAAAAAAGGGTTGCAAAAGCCTTGACTACAACAGGTGCCGAATAGCACGATAACTGGAAATGAGCTATGATATTAACAATTATGTTTTCAAGGGGGTTCCGCTTAGCGAATTTGTCGCGAATCTCAGCAAGCATCCGGCAGGCACCTTGGTTCATTTTACCAGCGAAGACAACACCAAGAATTTTCTCAGAGTCGATGATGCTCTCGTGGCAAGTCTCCACGAGACCCAAAAGTCGTTAAATTATGAAATCAACGGAAGACCGATTGAAGTCTCCAAAATTGCTGCAGCCGTAGCTCAAGAGCAGAGCAGCTTTAGTTTCGAAGGACCCAAGGTTCTTCTTCTGCTGACGATCTTGAGAGCATGCGGGATCGCAGTTAGTGATCTCCTGGCAGTCAAGGAAGAGTCAGATCCCAATCTCCAAGCCGACATAAAGGGCCCCTTTAACTTATTTGGCGTTAAAGGCCTCCCTCTTGTCGAAATGCATGGAGAGACGCTTCCTATGGGCTTGATTGAAATACCCTATGAACTGCAAGGTCTTGTCTGCGTGGCCAGCAAAAAGGAGAATTGGAACTTGCTTCGAGATCCTAGAACTGACCCAGAATCTCACGAAACTTTGGAGCCGGCGCTAACTCTTGATCTCGAAAAGAATATCGAGTGGGCTCTGAATTCACCAACTTCCAATGAATGGGACACATGGAGGGAAGACTACTGCGCCATGCTCATCAATTGGTTCATTAAGCCTGGCGAGCAATATGTCGAAGAAGACGACTGCTGGACAAGCGATGTCGGTGTTCAGTCTACACGCTACGGCACCGTGCACCAATTTGGGGGAATGGGGGATGGTGAGATGTATTTGATCGTATCTGGAACTGAGATGTCTGGCTACGATGAAGACGGTTGGAGTGATCCGGAAAAAGAAACGCCAACGGCTTACAGGAAACTTAAGGAACTGCTCTTCGGAGATCTCGACTACCCGACAGAGAAATACACTCCTCAATTCGGGGGCTGATTTGAGCCGTCACTCTGGCTGTCTTCTCCCAGCTCCGTTGACACAACCGACCGGGCGTGAGCCCGGTAATTCAAAATCGCGAATGGTTGATTCAGCCTGATGCACTTCGGTCGATGATCGCTGCTGCGGATTCTTTCCGTGCGCTCGGCAATCCAGTCGTCCGTGACCAAGCATCCAGCTCTCTGCTATCCGTTGAAGATGGAGTGGCCACGGTATCAATCAGCGGCCCCATCATCCGCAAGCCCGACATCTTCGCCCGGGTGCTGATGGGCGCGACCGACTCCGAGGAAATCGGATCTGCGATTCAAGAAGCCGCCTCGCGTCCCGACATCAAAGCGGTGTTTTTGGACATCGATTCTCCAGGTGGAACCGTGGCCGGCACTCCCGAGCTAGCCGCTGCGGTTTCCGCCCTCGATAAGAAGAAGCCAGTCTATGCCTTCTCATCCGGCCTGATGGCGTCCGCCGCCTACTGGATTGCCAGCCAAGCGCGTGCGATTTACGCCACGCCCTCCGCACAAGTCGGGTCCATCGGTGTCGTGCAAGCGGTGGTCGATCGTTCGGCAGCCATCAATGCGGCAGGCATCAAGGTGGAGGTTTTCTCGGTCGGCAAATACAAGGCGATGGGCGCTCCAGGCACTCCGCTCACCGATGACCAGCGTGAACTCATCCAATCAAACCTCGCAGAAATCGCCGCCGAGTTCCACGATGCGGTGCTTTCCCGTGGTCGTGCGATTCCCGCCGAGGCCATGGAAGGCCAGACTTTTAGCGGCAAGCAGGCCCAGCGCCACAACCTCGCAGGCATGGTTCCCGACCGCGCAGAAGCCATGCGCCGACTCAAAATTTATCACACCTCGGTTGACACGAAATCACGGGTGATGACTACCGCACTCGAAGACCAACTCCTCGAAGCCCGCACGCAGGTCGATGACCTCACACGGGACCACCAAGCCCAAACCGAACTGCTCAACGAAGCATCGACTCAAGTCGAATCGCTGCGCGGTGAAGTGGAGCTACTTGCCGCTGAAATCGACACGCTCAAGGCAGAGTGCGACGAGGCGAAAATCGAATCTACCAACCTGATCGCGCAACGAGATTCCGCAACCGGCCAAGTCGCCACTCTGCAATCCCGCTGCACCGAGCTGGAGGCGTCCCAAACGGATTTCGACCGCAAGCTGCAACTCGAAGTCGCCCGCGTCGTTGCCAGCACCGGCACCACGATGCCCGCCCGCGTCACCCCAGCTGGTGACACCAACCTAGCCGCCGATCTCCATTCGCGCTTTGCCGCCATCACCGATCCCACCGAGCAGACCGCCTTCTGGCGCAAGCTCACCCCCGACCAACAATCTCTCATTCTCAAACACCAAGCCTAATAACTCGCCATGCCAAACACACTCACCAACGTCAAAGACATCAAGGTGGCGCAACGTGCGCTCATGCCCTTCATGTCGAACCTCCTGCCGGTCACGGCATTCTCCACCGACTTCAGCCCGCTGCCCGCTGAGAAACTCGACACCATCCGCGTCCCACTCGTTGGTGCGCCCAGCGTGTCGAGCGACTTCACCGGAGACTACTCGTCGAATGCAGATGCCACGGTCACGGTGGTTCCTGTCACGCTCAGCCGTCACAAATACAAGACCGTCCACGTCACCGCCAAGGAATCCGCCGAGGTCTCCTTGAACGTGCTGGAAACCCTAGTAGAAGCGGCCGCCCAGCAACTCGCCCAAGACGTGTTGGTGGACATTTTTAGCTGCATCACCGCCGCCAACTTCGGTGCTCCTGGTATCGCTGCCCTGGCACCAACCGCCTTCGATTACAAGAAGGTGCTCGGCCTGCGGGAAGCCTGCGGCAATGCCAAGATGCCGCCGAACCCACGCTCGCTGGTGCTCGATTCCGGCTACTACACCAACATGCTCGCCGACGACGTGGTGGCCAAGAGTTTCAACCTGAACCTCAACGCCCCGGCCGTCACCGAAGGCATGGTCAAACGAATCGCCGGATTCAACCTCCACGAAACGACCCTCATCCCGTCGGATCACCCGGAAAAGCTCATCGGTTTCGCCGCCCACTCCAGTGCGGTCGCCGTGGCCATGCGCTACCTCCAACCGGTCGCTGATTACCAACAAGCCGGTGCCGTCACCGATCCAACCACGGGCATGACCTTCGGCTACCTCCGCTTCACCGACACCCGCTCCAACAAGATCTTTGTCACCCTGGAATGCCTCTACGGCTTCGCGGCTGCCAAGACCGACGGACTCAAGCGCATCGTCAAACCCTGAGCCACTCTCCTGCAAATGTGGATCATGGGAAACGCCCTCTCCGGGAAACTGGAGGGGGTGTTTTGTTTGAGGTGATTGACACCATGCGCAGTGAGTGAACTCTCTCCAAGTCGCCGCCGCAGAGGCATTCGTTGAAATCCTGCGTGACGCAGGCGTGCCAGTGACCATCGGTGGCAAGGACTATCAGGTCATGGTCTCGCCAAGCGGTCTTGCCATCGATCTTGAGGAAGGCGGTTTTACCCAAGACGGCGCACTCACGGTGAGGTTGCTCGTGGCACAACTGCCAGTTCCGCAGCCCGCCCACAACGACACGATCCTGATCGGCGGCGACCGCTACAAGATCGACGAGATCAACGGCAAACCCGGCGCAGGCATCATCGAATACCGCGTGGCTCGTCGCTAAACATCACCACCATGAATCAAGCGATCGAAGACTATCTGGCCGAACTGATCACCTCCGTGCCGTTCGTTCCCGCGCTTGCGATTTTCACAGGGACTTCCTCTAACATCCGCCCGCCTGAATCCCATGCGGTTCTGGTTCTAGCAGATTCGATTGAAAACGTGGTCGGCCCACTGCATCGAGCGACGGTCAAGATTCTCGTCTCGTCACCCACCGACAACCGGACCCAGCACGCTGCGCTCGCCCATGCGGTCAAGGGCATCATGGAAGGTGTGCTGCCTGCGGCGAGCGAGTTCACGGTCGGTGGATTCCGCACCAAATCCCACGCCACTGCAGTGAGTGACGACGACCGCTGGCTCACCACCATCGAGGGGATTCTCGGTGTGGATTGGACACCGGTTGACAACCCGCCGTAAGAGTCATGCCCGCCACCTTCGGAGTCACCAACCTGCACGGACTCGCACCCGCCACCGGCCACGCTCAGGAATCGTCTGCCGACGCGTCCATCGAGGTTGCCACGCTGCGTGACTCGCTCGGCGTGACGGTGGTGGCCGTGCCGAAGAAGCTCATCACCCGCAGCATTACCCTATCGGGCAAAGGCACCGTGAATTTTGGCGACGTGGTCGCCGGTGCCATCACCAAAGGAGCAGCGTTCGTGACATCGGTCAAGGTGACGGAAAGCAACGATGAATTTCCATCCTTCGAGATCCAAGCAACCGCCTACGACGACGCCTAATACCTACCCACTTCCATGCCCGCAGCATTCAATGAAATCGGAGTCAAGTGCGTCACCGCCGCCCTAGTGGAGAGCGTGGACGTGCAGAAGCAGCTCGAACACAAGATCATCAAGAAAAGCGATGGTGCGTTCGAAACCGGCAACCGCTACGACCCGTCCTTCAGTTTCTCCATCAAGGGCCGGGGTGTCGTTGAGGAAGATCTTCTAGGTGGAGCCTCCGCCGCCTATGTGCCTGAGCAGATCACGGGTGGAACCACCATCATCACCACCGTCAAAAACTCCCAGACCAACGAGGACTACGACTCGTTTGAACTATCGGGAGTGAACCATCCAGCCGCAGACGGCACTGCCTAACTATTAGCAGAACAAGATCACCTGAAAATCACTCCATGAAAGAAGGAACCACCCTGAGCATCGTGCGCGACCACGACACCAAACCCACCGAAAGCCGCAACACTCGATTGGTCGCAGCGGCACTCTCCAGCGGCGGCATGTTCGCCACTGAAGCCGCCTATTCCGACACGGTCGAACAGACGCCCAACGGCGCGAAGCGAACCGTCACCTGGCTGATGGACGGCGCGGCCAAACTCAGCTTTGAACCCATCGAGGGCGCGGAAAGCATCACCTTCGATGAGTTCCGCAAGCGCTATGAATCACTCGACTGGTGCGAAGCCAACGCCAACCACCCGATTGCCTATCTGCGGGCGATGAATGACCAGCACAACCGGCTGCTCGACAAGGTGAAGACGATGCGCCCGATGCTGCTGATCCGCAAAGGCAAGCGCATTGCCATCGTGCCGAGCGGTTCCGACGAAGCCTCGAAAGCCACCCGCGAGCAAATCCTTTCCGAATTCTGACATCATGAACGACCGCGAACTACAACTGGCCACTGGCATGATCGACAGCGGGGAACGCCGAATCGGCAACCTCAAGCTGCGTCCTTATACGATGGGGTCGATGCAGCTGGCCTATCTGCTCAAGCTCACCATGTTCACTCGTGGCAAGGATGATCCACCGTTGGAGCTTGATGATTTGGAAGAGCAGCGGCAGATCATGGCCTTTGCATGGATGCAGTCGGCGGATGAAGATGACATCGCGGACGCAGTCCGTGACGACACCGTGGACCGCTGCGTGCTCAAGTTCTCTCTCAACGTCACCTTCGACATGCTCCCGGGACTGATGGCGGAAATCAACCGGATCAACGCGATGCTTGCCGCATCCAGCGTCCGCGTCGAAAGCAAGTATCCGTCCAGCAATGACGATGCGCCGGGAAAGTCCTGAATCCCGGCTGGCTGGCGAGCGCGGTGTTCACCATCGCCAAGGACACCGGTTGGAGCGAGGACTTCATCATCTGGCAGCTGCCGATGGCGCGTGCCCTCCAGTATTACCACTGCTCGCTCCAAGCGGCCAATCTCTGGACGCTTGAACCACCCACCGAAGAGACGATGCAGGCACTCGCACCGGACGCGTTGATCGGACTCATCGACCGCATGATTGACGAAACCGAAAGTGACGATGGGTGACGAAGTGAAATTCAAACTGCATGTCGATGAGTTCCAGCGGGCCGCCGACCGGCTCGCCCATTATTCGAAGCGCGACGGCGAGACCTTCATGAAGGAACAGGTTCGTGGCTTCATCCGGCACCTGTTGGACTTCACACCTCCGAGCCGGGGCAGCACACGCGGTGTGAAGGCAAAGAAGCTGGGTGAACAGGCGATCACCGGCGACATCCGCGCCGTGTTCCGCGGAGTGTCTGACCCGAAGCGGGCGGATGTTGATTCGGTCGCCCAAATGCGCTCGGTTCTCAAGTCTCGGCGGAAGAGCGGCAGCATGCGTGTGGCCAAAGGCGGCACCAAGCTCAAGGCACCGAAGGCGCTGATTGCCGAGCTGATCAAGGCGAAGAAGGCGCGGGTCGGCTATCTGGCATCGGCGTGGGCCACGGCGGCGCAGAGCGTTGGGAAAATCCGAGTGCCCGCGTGGGTGTCGCGCCACGCCGCGCCCGGTAGCACCGACATCAAGGTGAACGGTGGTGAAATTAGCGCGTCGATCACCAACGCGGTGGAGTGGGCGGCGAAGGTCAATGGACTTCGTGCGCGGGTGAATGCCGCGCTCCGGGTGCAGACCCGTTCCATGGAAAAACGGCTGCTCTATTTCTTCGCCAACGTGAAGGGGAAGTCCGGCTTCGATTGACAAGTCACCCAGTGCTAGATGGCCAAGCTCACCGCACTGCTGACACTCAACACGGCTGGATTCCAGTCCGCGTTGAAGGGAGCGAAGGCATCAACCGGCGCGTTGAAAAACTCGATGTCCACCATGTCGTCGGGCGCTTCCAAGGGTATCACATCGATGGGCAGCGCCATGAAATTCGTGGCAAAGGGAACTGCGGTTGTAGCCGCCGCTGTGGCCGCCGCAGGCGCTGCAATTGGCGCGTTGACCTACAAGCTGATCTTGTCGGGTGAGGCAGCGAACTCTGCCGACGCCCGCGTCCGCAACATCGCAAAGTCGATGGGCCTGTTCGGCGACCAATCCGACGCGGTGGCCGAGCGACTCAACAACCTCGCGGACAAGATCGAGTTGCAAACCGGAGTGGATGGCAATGCGATTCAAATGACCCAGGCGAAGCTGCTCACCTTCAAGGAACTCGCCAACACCGCCGACGAGCTTGGCGGCAATTTTGATCGGGCCACCCAAGCGGCCGTGGACATGGCAGCAGCTGGTTTCGGTGCTGCCGAACAGAACGCCGTCCAGCTCGGCAAGGCACTCAACGATCCGGTCAATGGGCTCGCGGCGTTGCGGCGCTCGGGGATCACCTTCACCGAAGATGAGAAGGCAAAGATCAAGACTCTGGCCGAATCCAACCGGATGCACGAGGCACAGGCGTTGGTTCTCGCCGCCATTGAAAAGCAGGTCGGCGGCACAGCAGCGGCAACTGCGGACGCGTCAGTTCAGATCAAGGCCGCGCTGAATCAGGGCTTCGAGGAAGTGGGCAAACCGCTTGCCTCCGCCCTCGCATCCATCACTCCGCAGTTCCTTGAATTTGTGGAAATGGCCAAGCCTAAGCTGGCGGAAGCCGGACAGTTTCTCGTGGCGATCTTCCGCAGCGGCGAGGCACTCAACCTCGTCTGGTCATCGCTCAAGCTGGCGTTCGCACAGAGCGTGAATTTCCTGTGGGCCACCCTGCGAGCGACCATCGCCGCCGCCGGCCAATACATCGTCGAGTATTTCAAAACGGCGGTCACCTTCTTCCAAGTCCTAACCACGCCCGAGTTCTGGAGCGGAATGGGCAATGCCATCATCGGGATTTTTCTATCAGCCATCAGCTTCTTGCAGAAGGGTTTCGCGGAGATCATCGAGGTCGCCCGTCCGCTGCTTGAAATCTTCGGCAAGGATGCCGCGCTTGATGGCATCCAGAAAACGATCCGAGAAAGCGCGGCGATCCTCGACGAAGATGCGGCGGCGCGATTCTCGAAGGCGGGTGATCTGTTGGAGCCTGCCGCCCAGAAGATCGCCCAACGCCTGGCCGAGGCCGGGGAGAACGTGAAGACCCGATTCAGCGAGACATTCGCCAACACGGCGGTAGCTATCGACACGTCCGGCATGAAGCGCGAGTTCGGCGAAACCGTGCAGCGCATCAAAGCGGCCATTCCACCAGCCAAGGCGGGCAAGCAAATCGGAATGGCGGCAGCGGAAGAAAAGCCGACGGCTCCGGTAGTCATCGCGGGCGGATCAGGTCAGCTCGGTTCCTTTGCGCAATCCATGAACATGCTTTTCGGCCGCAGCGCGAATGCCGGGCTCCTTGAGGAAAACAAGCGGCAGACCGACCTACTCAAGAAGATTCAAGACAATACCAAAGGCAAAGGCACCACCACCACGACACCGGGGGAGGCGGTTTTCGCGTAAGCCATGGCTGAGAACACTATTCTCGAAGGCGCGAGCGGCGGCAGGGACGAAAACATGATTTCGTCATTCGGCGTTTCGTATCACGCCAAAAGCATCGCGGAGGTCACGACGGTCGGACATGCGCGGTTTCACGGGCTGGTCGAACAGGGCCGGACCTGGCAGGCGCTCAACGACGGCACCGACGGATGGATCGTCACCGTCACCTACAAGGGATACGCCGGTGACGAGGAGCCCGAACCTGCGGAAACCGAACAGTGGAACCTCGGCTTTGATTTTTCCGAGGAGCCGCTTGAGTCGCATCCGAACCTCAAGGACATCAAGGCGGCCTACGGCGGCTATTACGAGGAACCGGGTGGCCCGCTCAAGTTCCCAGAATTCATGCCCAAGGAGGCCAAGGGCAAGGGCGGACTCGGCGGCAAGGGCAAAGCCAAACCCGGCGAGAAAAACCCGATGTTCGGCACCTCGACCTATGCAGTGATGACCGCGCGCGTCACCCGTATCTGGTCGGCGAAGAAGATCCCGAAGAACGCGATCAACGACATCGGCAAGGTCTATTCCAGCATCCCGGACGCGCCAGACGCGATTGCCGAGGTTGATTTCGGCAGCCGCACCTGGATGGCGATGCCGCCGAAGATTTCACAGAACGGCGATGTGTGGCGCATCGAAAACGAATGGCTGCTTTCACCGCCGAGCGGTTGGGTTGAGGAGATCTATGAGAAGGCCAGCAAGCAATGACGACGCGGGAACTCAAAGTGCGGAAAGGCGAGAAAGTGCGCGATGCTTGGGAACGACTCGTGCGCTGGGTGGATTCGCTTAAAATCGTTCCGGATGACGGCATTGATGTGCGTGTCACGCCCCACGGGACCATCGTGCGAGTTCGCGATCAACAGATGTTCCGGCATCCGTTCCGTGTGATGGTGAGCGGATCGTCGGTGCGCGTTTCACCGGGAACCGTGAATGACCTGATTCCTGTCATCACCGAGAGCGGGCAGAAACGCCGAATCGACAACCGCGACAAGGATGGCAACCGCGAAACCGGCAAGGACTATCCGGCGCTCAAGCTGGATCCAAAGAAGGCATCCAAGGACGGGCAGATCTACATTTCGCTGCGCATCAAACAATCCGTGAGCGGCGGGATTTCTGGCGTGGAGGAAAACAAGGCCGGTGAACAGTTAAGCGAGAACGTCGAAATCGTGCAGACAGACTCTGCCAAGGGACCGCTCGATGGCTTCGGCTACTACCCGCTCGCGTTCCTGCGGGCATCGGCAGATGGCGGCTCCATCGAGGAGGTGTTCCAGATCGTCCATCACAACATCCGCTACGAGTTTCAAGAGCGCCGACCGAGCGAAGCCGACCTCAAGAAAGACCCGGACGCGAAATCCACAGGTCGCCACCTGTTCATCCCGACATGAAGCGCAAGGTTCCCATCATCAATCACCAGACATGGAACGCCATGATAGACGAGGTGTCGCGGCGGCTACCGCTTCGGTTCGTCAGAACGTCACGCCGCTGGGTGCATCCGTGGACCATCGTGCCGGAATGGAGCGATGCCGCCGGACAGTGGGTATTCCGCATCCGGCCCGGCTTCGTCAACGGGCTGGAGCCGGAAATCTCCACCATGGCCATGCTCGCCACCGAGCGCACGCTCGACCGGATCGAGGAGGAAACCGGCACTCGCCCCGAGAAGGATCAATCGGCGGACGCGCTCATCACCGAGTCACCACAAATCCCCGTCTCTGGAACCCGAATCATCGGTAAGGGAGCGAATCCGGATTCAGTGTCAATTTCGACGTCGGGTAACATCGCCGTGGAGTTCGAGTCAGTGCCCGAGTTCTTCATCCAGTTCGGTGTGACGGATGAAAAGGTGGTGTTTCAAGGCAACCTCAATTCCGGCATCCAAGAGGTGCAATACGAATCGGCCGACGATCCGCCACTACTACGCGCCTGTGACGTGGTGCTATACGTGGATCGTGCGGCGGCTAAGCTGGATGTCATCCAGGGAAACCCCTTCCTCGATAGCTTCAGTGCGCTTCTCGTCATCAACTACGGCAGATCCACACCAGCGCGAAAACGCCCTTGGCTGGACGTGACCGCCAAATACAAACCCATCGTAGAGGCGGACATGGGCAACCTGCTGGAAGGAACCGCCGACCCCGAGTTCGACGCGATCAAGGTCGCCACCATCTATTTCCTGTCGCCGCCGAAGTTCTCGCCCGAACTGCCGATGGACGACACCTGGACCACCTTCGTCAAACACGACCAGTTCTGGAACCTTTGCCACGCGCCACAGAAAATACCAGACCCCACACCCATCGAGCCCATCACACTCCAAACCGGCCTCGTGGGTGGCATCGCTGATTCAATTTTCAGCAGCCTTCTCGCCCCCGAAAACGACGCCTACAACACCGCGCTCCAAGTGCTCCGCAACCGCAACCTAGCAGGGAGGTTCTGGTCGCTATGAATGATGAACCCAAAGACGGCTTCGGCCTCGACAAGGCACAGCGGCTGCTCGCCAAGCGTCTGGGCAAGGAAGAGGAGGAGGCTGAGCAAGCCGCCGGGTTGGAGCCGCCGTTTCCTTACGTCATGGCGAGGTTTGACGCGGAGTTTTTCGAGCTGTGAGTTGACGCGGCGGGCGGGTGCTTTCCCATGCTTTTTGCCCACGAACGTAGGCGCGATTGTAAAATCGCGTTCGATGGGCCATGAGGTGGTAACTATGGGGCGATCTCGCGGCCGGCGACGATGAAGTCGATGGGATGGATCATTCCTGTTGCCTCGGCGACAAGCGCATTTTCCGGCCGGACATCAGTGGCAAGAAAGGAGTCTTTTTTCCAGGTGAGCAGTTCGAGGGTTTCTCCGCTACATGGTTCCCGATGGGGAATCCAGCCGAGGGATTGCATGTAGTCACTGAGTTCGGCAACGGTGGGATGGCGACCGACGATGAAGGGCTGACGGAAGGCAAGAAACGCGTCATTTTCTCCGATGCAGTCGATGGAGATTCCTGAAGGAAAAAGAGCCTCAAAAAGAGAAAGTCGGTCGAGAATCTCATCGAGGTCACCGGGGGCGAGAGTCAGAATCCCGCTCGGAGCGCGTCGGATCACCCAGCCGAAATGGCATCGTGCGGGCGGGCCACAAAGTTTAATGACCTGTTGGTTCGCAGGGTCACCAAACACCGCCGCCTCGCCACCAGCTCCGATCAATGTGAGAGCGCCCGATTCGTAGATTTCTAAAAACGGCGAGAGCCTGTGCGCCAGATTGCGTCCGAACTCCGGACTTTCCCGGAAGATCGCGTCTAGCTCGCCTTCGACTTGGCGGGTATCAAGACGGGAGCGGAAATCCGCAAGTCTAACGGAAGGGGTTCGATTTCGTAAGTGCGATCCCGGTTTTCCAGAATCCGGGCTTCCTGGCGGTTGCGGCGACATTGTTCTAGCATTTCTTCCGCAGTGACCTTGCGGTTGTTTTTCGGAATCATGCTAAAACCATAAAGCGCATTCGCGGGGATGTCGAGCGGTTTCAACCAAGCTGCTACGCCATCTGGGACTGAGAGGATTTCGCGCTTTTTCATTGGAGATCCATGCACTCGCCAAGTTTGGTTCAGCAAATGGTAAGTTGACGCGGCGGACACGGGCAGAACATCCCCATGCAGGCCACCGTTTACGCTAATCTCACCACTCGCAGGCTGACCACGACGCTTGGCGGCAGCGCGATTTCGTTCCCTGCGTTCGTCCAGGGCGACAAGGTGCGCATCGGACTGCGCTTCGCGGAATCGATCGAAGGTTCGCCCATCGAGGTGCAGAGGATTGTGACGCACATCCGCGCCTCCATTGGATTTGTCGATGCCCGCCCGACGACTGGCTTTTTTGTGCTGCGAGTGGACGGTCAAAACACCGCACCGATTCCCCACGATGCCACGGCGGGCGCTGTGCAAGCAGCTCTTGCCGCCATCGGATTGGATGACGCAGTGGTGAGCAAGCAGGATGGCTCTTGGATCATTTCCACTGGCGCGCAGGAAATCTCGCTGTCCGGACACTCTGCCGTTGGTCTGTTATCCGAATTGCGACCCGTCTCTTTCGTGCGGGTGCGATCAACGGAGATAGCGGGGCAGTACCGCCACGAGGTCCGGCTCGTGCAGGCACCACTGGCATCGACCGCGAGCTTTGAATTGATCGTGCCGCCAGCCCCAACCGTAAGCGAGGTGCAAGCAGGCGGATCATCGGCCACCACAATCTGGCCAGAAATCCAGGCGCTCAAGATTCAGCCAACGTTCAAAGGAACCTACCAGTTGCGCCGTGGATACAAGAAAACCCGCGAACTATCGGCGGACGATGGACCGGATGAAATTCAGGACGCACTTTCCTCGCTGGCAGACGATGAAGGATCGTTCTCTGTCACCAACCCAGCGACCAACATCGCCCACATCACCTTCAACGGCTCGATGGCCGGCATTGACCAGGAGCTGATCGAAGTCGCCGTGTTTTCCGCGCCGCCCGGTGATCCGACCATCATCCTCGATCTGAACACGGCAGAAATTGCCGCAGCACTTCGCGGCGCAGCAGAGTTAAAGCCAGAGTTGGAAATCGAAGTCACTTTCCGCGACGAAAACGATCCGACGAAGTCTTACACGCTCACCCCGTTCCGCGCACCGATCTTGTTGATCCGCGAACTCAACTGGGAGGGACTGGAAACCGCCGCCAACATCGACTGGTTGCGCCCGCCCTACGGCAGAACCTATGTGCCGTTCACGCCCGACCAGATCATCACCGGGTCGCAGCACTACGTTGCGCCCATCGGTGACGGTGAAAACTCGGACTTCACGATCAGCCACAACCTCGGCACCCGCGACTTGCACGTGACGGTGCGGGAAAATGGCGGCCAGTTTGCCGTCGTGGAACCGCTGGCCGTGACCTTCGACGGCGAGGACGATCTGAGCATTGCCTTCGAGGATTCCCCAGCGCTGAACGGCTATGTCATCACCATTTCCACGGCAGGTCCGGTTTCTGTCTTCCAAACACACGGCCACACGATCCCGCAAATCGAAGGGCTGCAACTGATCCTCGATGACTTGGGCGAACGCGTTGAAGTGCTTGAAACCTTCATCCCAACATCGAATCCATCCGTAAGTGCATCCACGCAAACCGTGATCGCCGCGTGGGAACTGCCGGAACTCTTCGAAGTCTTTCCGACGCGCCAGAAGATAGAAGCGGAGGACGTGCCCTCGATCAAAACCGCCGACCTCCCTCGTGTTGGTGGACTCTTGCCAGCCGTGTATGTCGATCCGCTGGTCTTTACCACAGTGACCCAACTTCCAACCTCACCGGCAAGCGGCGTGATCTATCGTTACACCAACACCACCGCGCCACTGGTGATTCCCGGCTATCTCGGCCGCCGCTCGACCAAGCTCAGCGCACCGGGATTCTTCGCATGGGACGGGCGCGGGTTCTACCAGGTGGAGCAAGTCATCGCGGGCGAAAAGGTGTTCTATCCATCCGACTTTTCCCGCGAGCTGTTCCGCATCCACGTCAACGGCAAGCAACTGCGGCTCGGCAAGCGGCTCTCGCTCGACTTCTCATTCGTCGCCGCCGTCTTCAACTCGAACACCCTGGTGCATTGGGGCGTAGCCATCGACATCGGCCTGCCGTCTGGCAACCCAGCAAACCCCAGCAACATCGCGGATGTCACGTTCCTGCCGCCTTCTCTCGATCACAGCTTCATGCTCACGAGCATCCCGTCCTCCCACGGCTTTGGGCTGCGCGTGGTCCGCAAGATCGTCGATGCGGTCGATACCTGCGTCGTTGACCGCGTGATCTACGGAGCCACGGAAGCCACCACCACCGCGCTGACCACCGCCAACTTCATCGTCCGGGGGCGGCTCATCCGCTTCGACACCGGCGACAACCAGACCGATCCGCGCGGACTCGTCGCGTTCAACGGCCTCAAGGCAACCCTCACCGGCGAAGAACCAGAAAGTCTCGGCAAAGCAACCATCCAATAACACATCACCATGGCCATCCCCGTCATTTCCACCACCACCTCCGTCCTCGGCTACCGCAAGGGGCAGTATTTCGAATATCAGATGCAGGCGACCAACTCGCCGACCGCATGGACTGCCAACGGACTACCATCCGGCATGACGATCAGTGCGTCCGGACTCGTCAGCGGGGCGGCAACCTCAGCAGGCGTCTATCTCTTCCGGGTGATTGCCACCAATGCCACCGGACCATCATTGCCCTTGGAGGTGGCGATGGGGATTGAGGACACCAATTTCAACGACGGTATCGGCATCGAGGTGAACATCGACCTACGCAGCGGCGCGGTTTCGGTTCCTGGTATTGCGCCTGCGTCAGGTCAGAACGCCAGCCAAGCGGTCATGTATCTCAAATACGGGGACAAGGTGCTTCTCGATCTCGGATTTCTCAAAGGGGAGGAACTTCAATCCATGGCGCTTGCGTCCATCATCATGAACATCCGCGAGTTCGATGGTGAAACCGTGCTGCTTCAGAGCAATGGCGCGCTGGAAATCATCGGCACCAGCGACCGACCGCGCTACCGGATCTTGGTCGATCTGGACACCCCTGAACTGCTCAACGCGCTGGGCAATTACCAAGCGGACTATCAGACGAGCTTCGACGCGATTGCCGAGATCGAATGGCGCGTGGACTACCTGGAGCCGGGTGCCCTCACCGACGAGCTGATCCGTTCATCCAAGACCTTCCGCATCGCTATCGACCGCGACCTCGTCCCCAACCCATGACCTACGGCTCCGGCATGATCTGGCCCTTGGCCGCCGAATACGCCCGTCTCGGGTGGGCGGTGCGACGTGCCGGATGGGATGACCTTGAACTGTTCGGCGACACCGGGCGTGCCTTGCGCTGGGTGGTGTATCAAAACGCGCTTTTCTGGCTGCTCTACCGCACCCCCGTCACCGGAGCCAAAGCCACCCGCGTAATCCGTAACACGGATTTCATGGTCGAGGACTTCTATGCCGAGGACTGGACTGTGCTTTCGCCGACCTGTTTCGACGGGGTGAACATTACGGACTCCGATCTCCTCCAGCAGGGCAAGAAGCGCTACCCGCGCCCGATTAGCGTGAGTCCTTTCGTCGATGCGCGTAACCCGAACTCGAAGTATGGCAGCTGCCCGATTGTGCCGCTCTACGACTCGATCCGATTTGTCGCACCACCCGCACAATCACCATGAGCATCGGACACGGCATGATCTGGCCTTTGGCCGCCGAGTATGCCCGCCGTGGCTGGGCGGTGCGGCGTGCGGGTTGGTCGAATGGCGTCACACGTCCATTCAATCCAGCAACCTCCATGCGCTGGATCATCTTCCATAGCGGGCTGTTTCATCTCACCTTCTACGATCGCGGCGATGACTACTTCATTGGCCCGGTCACCCGTGTCGTCCGCAATACAGACTTCGGCGTCGATGAGTTCTATGCCGACGACTGGACGGTTTTTACTCCTAGTTGCTCAGCCACCCCGGCACCTGACCAGCAGGGGAAGCTCTGGTATCCGGGAGCGGTGGACGACGAGCCATACACCGACCCCACTGTGCCCGGTGCGGGAGGCACAGGATGTCCTGACGTGCCCCCTGTGCTTGACGATCCACCACCGAATTGCAGCGGGCCGTGCCAACCACCACCCTACTGCGGCCCGAACTTCAAGCTCGCGACCGGAGGGTATGATTCGTGCGGTTGCCGCATCTATCTCTGCCAGCCAAAGTTTTGTGCAGACCCTCCCTTGTGCCCGCCAGGAATGACTCTTCGCATCGGCGGTTACAATGATCTTGGATGCGCGATTTGGAATTGCGCCCGGGATGACCGTCAGCCGTGCGGCGATCCGCCAGTTTGCGGACCCAACACAAAACTCGCCATCGGTGGACGTGATGCAAGGGGATGTCTGACCTATGTTTGCCAACCCACGTTCTGCGACGATCCTCCCAACTGTCCTCCCGGTCAAATTTCGTTTATCGTCGGCACGGACGACCAAGGTTGCTCCCTCTTCGAGTGCAAGCCCGACAAGCCGCCATGTCCACCGCCGCCGAATTGTGGCCCGGATGCCAAACTTGCTACTAACGGAGTGGATGCCAACGGATGCCCCATCTACGTCTGCCAACCGATCTTTTGTGGCGACCCGATTGCGTGCCCACCTGGATTCACCACCATCGTCACGGGCTATGACAATGCCGGGTGCGCGATTTGGGGATGCAGGCCGGATGACAAGCCATGCGCCGATCCGCCGGACTGCGGGCCGAATTTCAATCTCGTGCAAACTGGAGTGGATGCCAATGGCTGCCCAACCTTCGAATGTCAGCCGACGCTTTGCGGTGATCCGGTTGCCTGCCCACCGGGCCAGATTCCCATCAAGCAGTTTGTCGATGCCAATGGCTGTTTCGTCATCGTATGCGGCCCCGATTGCCCGCCGTGCAAACCCGGTCCAGCCTGTCCTCCGGGAACCGTCGCCGTTGTCACTGGAATGGACGAGTGTGGGTGCCCGACCTTTGGTTGTCAGCCTGGT